CTTTCATGCTTGCCGCATTCAAGTAACTCACAAAGCACAGATAAACACCCGTTGCAGGGATATTGTACTGTTGGTTCAACCTGATTGTCGTGCGCGTAAGAGTTATGCCCGAGGATATCGTCGGTTTATTTATAAGGTCATTATAGTCTCCCGACGTAGCCACTTCTGCAAGACCTGTGACCTTGCTTGCCGAAACCGATGATATCTTGGCATCCGTAACGGCCGAATCTGCAATCTTTTCCGTCGTAACGGCATTTGCGGCAAGTTTTGCCGCCGTTACAGCAAGATTTGCCAATTTCTCGGTTGTAACCGCCAATGCATTGATTTTCGATGTTATGACGGAACTCGTCCCCAATTTTGTGCTTGTCACGGCGGAAGATGCAATTTTATCAGACGTTACCGCTGAATTATTAATATCGGCGGTTGCCACCGTATCCTTGAATGCCAATGCTCGCAAATCGGCAAACCATTTTCGTATTTTACCGAATGCGCCCATCACGGTGTCCTGTTCCGTCAAGTTCTCCCGTGTTGCGCTTGTTTCGCTCATAACCGTTGCCTCCTGCACCTGGTTTGTCGTTATTTTTGTTTCATTCAAATACACCTCATTCTCGGCAAGTGTATTGAAAATTTCCGGCGTGACTTGATCCCCCGCCGTGTGATTTGTTTCGGGTTCTTTCCACGAAGCCATGTGTTGCCCTCCTATTTCAATCGTCCGCGTGTCTGTTGTTTCAGACCCCCGTCGTAAGAAAATTTATTGTATTCGCATATCAACTCTTTTTTATCACCAAAGCGGTCTGTACTACTATAACTCGCCCCGATCTCTAATGCGGGATTACCACGCCACTCGGTTGTAATCACGCCCTCGCCCGCCCGCATTTTCGCAAGGATAACTCCGCCGATGTATCGTGCTTGCGATTCGCTTTGCACAAGTTCCGATGCCGTATGCGAATACTCTACCGTTCCATAACTGTTTACGCTGTCCTCGTCTTCAACCACCACCGTATGAGAATTAAGTTCTATCGCATTCCCTTCAACGGTCAATGTTGTCGTTTGTGATGTCCCTGTACGATTTGTGAGTGTCAAGAGGCATGAATTGACCCCTCCCTGCTCCATAACTGCCCGCACATTGACATTGCTTGACAAAATGACGGCATATGCAACGTCCGAAGAGTAATCCAAAGACACCTCCCGAACCTCATTCCCAGCCAACGTTATCTCGAGTTCTGCCACCTCTATGATATCGTCGGCAATTTCCACATCTGTGTACTCTACCTTGATGCTGTTTGCGAACTCCGTCAAAGTTATACTCGACTTATAACTGAACATATTGCTCGGGTTTATCTCGATCCCCACTTGTTCAGTTTCAGCCTGTTCGCTGCGTACATGGATTCGGTCTTCCCTATCGACAAAGATTTTACACAACGCTGCATTTGCGATTTCCTGTAATGCATCCCAAACCATTGTTTTGGGCAAATACGCCAACCCTATAACCATGTCCTTGAGATCAACAGATATCTCAAATTCGTTTTCGGAATGCCCGCTTTTCAACAGGATGTCCCTTGCCAGGTCATATACTGAAACTTGTTCCGTTAACGGATAGCCCATGTATGTTTGGCTCTGCAAGCGCATCAGCCTATCTACCGCTGTACACTTTACCCATTGGCTGTCCTGCTCCACCTGCCATTCCTCGGAATAAAAAGTCCCCAATCTGGTGTACATAACTTTTCCGTCCTTTTCTATTCCGATAGACGGCTGTACCTTTCTCCCTAAAATCATAAGCGAACGAAGATAGCCTTTATCGAATTTCCTGTCGGTGTTATGAAGTGTAACGGTCATGGTATCGGAGTTAATATTGTAATTCCCATCGGTCGAACACATCTCCTCGTTGACCTCAAACATCTGCATGGCATCTCCCGTGTACTCCTCATATAGTTTATCATAAAACTGTATGATCTTTGCACACGCATTCGGCGTACTCCATTTCGCAATGGTCATTCGAATAGAGGTGATATCATTGACTTTGGGCTCAAGTTTAATCTCTATTGCACTATTCCCCGTGATTTCCTCGGTATGCACAATCTCTCCGTTTGATTTGTATTCAATCGTAAAGTCAACGGGGTATTGATTGAGCTTATCATCGCCTCGGATGATCCATGAGATAATCGGGCGTAACACAAACGACAACTCGATATATGGTTTAACCTCGAACACTCCTCCTGTGCCACATAAACCGCCAGACCACCAGCCAACGATGCAGGTATCGTCTACCATTTGGTATGAGCCGCTCATATCGGAATTTCCATCCATTGTACAGGCTCTGACTGTCGGCGAGACATACCCCTCAAACACTTCGCGCGGGTGGCTGATTTTCGAGTTACCGCTGACTGTAATGCCCATATTGCTGCTGATTTCTTTGTCGCTGTAAACGATTTCTACTTTCCCGTACACCTTGCGCGGATTATCTGAATACTCCATACCGTGCTACCTTTCCTTGAACGTAACCAATACGCTCTTCCAAATCAGTTGAGCCTTTGCCCAGTCATAGTACGGCATATAGGTCAAACTTTCTGCCCTTGCAGTCATTTGCACCGGCACTCCGGTCTTTTCATCATGAAAAGAAATTTCGGAAAATCGGTCACTTCCCGACTCCGTCGCTAACGTCTTCATATCCTCTTTAGTTAAATATTCCCAGGACACGTCCACTTTTTTCTTAGTCCCGATGATGTCAATCACCATTGTTCCGTCCATCGTTCGCTCGGCTTTATCAAGATGTTCCGGGGAGATCGTCATTTCCGTCGGGGCTTTTATGCTCTTTCCGTTTATCGAGAAAAAATCCATCGCACTACACCCCCTTCAACTCAATACCGTTGCGCTTATATTCCCTTGTGATGTTTGGAACAATCAACCTGGCAAATGTCTGACCGTCGATCTGTAATGCTATCTCCTTATTGCCCGTTTCGCCTCCCATACCGTTCATCACCGCCATTCCCTGCAAGATGCCGTTCAATAAATCGGCATTCGGACTCGTCCCTGTACCCACCATTGCGCGGTTGGTTGTAGTCGTTAAACCGAGAGCGTTCGCCACCTGGATAGCTGCTCGCTGGATCATAGGGATGTCGTTATACATACCCTGCGCCATCATGTCCATGAGATTTGGTATCCACTCGTCTGCCTTATGGCCCGGTCCTTTCTTGGTCGGTGAACCAAATCCGAGGAAGTCCGCAATCGACTGCCCGATCCCCTTGACTCCGTCTACTACCCAGTCCCAAGCCTTTTTGATGCCGTCTCCGATGTTCTGTATCAGGTTCTTGCCCCAATTGAATGCATCCTTGAACAGCCCGGAGAAGAAATCTCCGATTTTCGAGAACAGCCCGGTTATGGTGTCCCATATCCATGATGCTGCGGATTTTATGCCTTCCCACAGGTTTGTAAAAAAGCCACTAATCCCTTCCCAGGCACTTTTGAATATAGCAACGATATTATCCCCGAGATTTCCGAAGAAGTTTTTCACGCCCTCGCAAAATCCCTGGATAAACTCCCATATCCCGAGGAAAATATTTTTGATGCCGTCCCAAAGATTGGACGCCACATTTTTCATATGTTCCCAGGCTTCCGACCAGTCGCCTCGAAGCACAGCGCAGATTACCTGTATAATTTCCAGGATTGCCTGGGCTACATCTATCACGGCTTGAATGAACGGACCGAGTGCCTCAATAATCCCGGAAAGGACTCCTGTCACCACGCCGAGCAAAGTCATGACCAGCCCGCCGATGAGGTCAAAGACGGGCTTTAAGGTCTCGTATAATTCGACCAGGGTATCCCAAAGCGAGGAAAATAGCTGCTTGATATTCTCCCATATCGGACGGACATAGTCCAAAAATTTCAGCACCGCATTGTAGATAATATCAAAAGCGGTGCTTGCGATATTCCAGATATTGGTGAACAGCGTTTTGACCGTCGCCCATATTTGCGCTCCGTTCTTCTCCCAGAAATCACGGATTGCCACGACCACGTCAATGACGATGTCCTTTACAATCCCCCATACTTTTTCCGCAATCTTCTGAAGTTTGCCAAAAATCTGTTTGACGATTTTCCAAAGGGACTTGAGGGTACTCACCACCTTTTTGACGAGTTTCTCCCCGTTTTTGTCCCACCAATCCTTGATTGCCTCAACGGCATTGAGGATGAAGTTTTTGACCTTCTCCCAAATTGCGGTTACGGCGTTTCGGAAATCCTCATTGGTATCCCACAGTTTTTTAATCACCACCACGGCTGCGACGATAGCCGCAATGATGAGTCCCGTCTTCGAGAACAACAGCGAACCGAGTTTGATGATCGTTCCGACGCTCGAAATCAATTTCCCAACCACGAGCAGGAGCGGACCTATCGCTGCCGCAAGGAGCGCAATAACCACGATGTTCTTTTTCGTCCCTGCGCTCAAACTCATCAGCCTGTTGGTCAGCGGCGAAATGTATTTTTGCAACAATTCCCGAATGATCGGTATGAGGATATCTCCGAATTGGAGAGCCACCTCCTCCAATTCCGATTCCAAAATCTTAAGTTGCCCCTGCAGCGTATCGACCTGCATTGCCGCCATATCGTTCGCCGCATTCGTTCCCGTTATTGCCTCCGTGTACTCACGAACAGCATCGCCGCCCGCCGCCAACAGGGACAACATACCGGGGCCGGCTCTTGCGCCGAACACTTCCATTGCCTGTGCGGTCGTCATCCCTGCGTTCGATAAGGTATCGAGGATAGAGGCGAGGTCGTTTGAGGTCGGATCAAGTTGCTCTATACTGATTCCCAACTCATCAAAAATCTTCAAAGCCGCTGCCGTAGGGTTCATCAACGCTACAAGCGATTGCCGCAATGAAGTACCCGCCATCGAACCGTCGTAGCCAGCATCATATAATACCGACAACGCTCCGACGACTTCCTCGATCTCCCAACCGAGACTGTTCGCAACAGGCCCGACATAGTTCATGGAGAATGCAAGTTTCTCCATATCAGCCTGGGATGCGCCGATGGCTGCTGCATATAAATTCGCAACTCGCTCTGCGCCCGCCGCCCCGAGTTGAAACTGGTTCAACGCAGCGACGACCGTATCCGTTGTAAAAGCCAAGTCGCTTTGTGTCGCAGAGGCAAGGTTTAGTGTCGCTTCGATGGACTGTGTCATCTCGTCCAATTTATAACCAGCCGATGCCATATAGTAGAGTGCATCCGCCGCCTCGGAAGCCGAAAAGACAGTCTTTGCACCCATTTCGCGTGCGAGGTCTGTCATCGCTTGCAACTCATCCCCGGTCGCCATTGCGACGGATGCGGCATTCGCCATACTCTGCTCAAACGATTTTGAGATATTGATTGCCGATGCACCCAGGGCTACAAGCGGCGCGGTAACTCCTGCCGTCAGTTTTGTCCCCGCCCGCGTAAAGGATGAGGCAACTTTCTGGATTTGCTTCTGCGCCGTTTGTAGTCCTTTTGACAAGGAGGAAATGTCAGCCGCGATTTTGACGACCAGATTTCGTATGATTGCCATGACTCTCCCTCCTTATTTTATAATCACTCCTTTAGCCGCCGCCATTGCCTTGAGAATGGCATCGCTCCTACTCTCCGCTTTCCTGGATGGCTTTCGCACCTCTTTGAGAATCTTTTCGAGTTTCGGCAGCCTACGCTGCCGCGCAAATGCCTCCGTATGCCATGCAATCGTGAGCGCGTTCTCAAATTCTCGAAAATTCCTTTCTTGTACCTGTCTTCCTATAAGGTATAATTCGTATGGCGTGTACTCGTCTGCAATAAGCGGGTCTATGCCAAATTGCACGACCGCCTTTTCCAGGAAATCAGACAAGTCAAAGTCGGCGGCTCCTATTCCCCCTTTTCGTTCCCCTTCGGTTTTCCGAACGCCTCGGTCAGAGCTTCTCCGACCTTTTCCGCAATCATTGTCAGATCGGCATATTCGTCCAATAAATCTCCGACCTGTTCAATCGTCAGACTCTTATCCTCATGGCAAAGCCCGGCATATACGATGACGAGCACGTCTTTGATTCCAAGCGAGTTAAGGTCAAGAGCCATGATGGTCTTTCCCGTAATGTCCTCGATTTTCGCAAGTGCATTCATGCCGTACCGCAGAGTCCTCGGTTTGTCAAGTTCGATTGTTACGCCTTTCTTCATGTTCTCCTCCTTATTCGCCCGTTTCAAAGGTGAGCGCACCCGTGCCTGTGAACTCAATGCTGATAGACACGACATCGTCCACGGGGTCTTCGATGGAAAGGCTATTGATATATGCCTCGCCCTGGTAGTAGTTCACTCCGTCCACATAGAGTTTTACGACAATGGTCGTACCATTCAGGAACGCATCCTGCAACGCCGCCTGTCCCTCCGTATCCACGGGTACTTCGTAATCGCCTTCGCTCGAAGCCGTCCATTCTTTCAGCCCCGCAATATAGTTTTTCCAATCGTCGCCGAGCGCGGTAGTTTCAAGCGTCTCAAGCGAGAGTTCGAGCGACCAGGACTTGATGCCGACCACTTTTTCCTCTGCTCCGCTGCCGACGACGACTTTTCCGTTTTTTCCTGCAACAGCCATCTCTGTTCCTCCTACTTTTCGTTGAAATGGATATCGAATTCAATGCTCGTCATGTACTCGTCCATTGAGAATTTGAGCGAAGTGTTCGCATCGTACTCGTAATCCGATTTTATGAACACGGCTTGTATGTGCAGCCCGCACATATCGCCGTGAAAATCCTGTAAACTTCTCTTTACATCTCTGGAAAGTTCTCTTGCCAATTTGAAAGTCCGCGCATGGCAGACGATTTGTATCGTTTGCCGAACATACCCTGTATCGCCCTGCAAAGCGGAATCATAATTGCATAGAACGGGTGCGTAGACGATGGACGGCAACGATGCGTCCTGCGGCAATAAAATGGGATATATGCGCGTTCCGACTTGTCTGACGATCTCTTCTCGACTGCTCAAATACTCAAACAACGCTTGACATATATCTTTCATAGCTCTCTACCCACCGCTTTTGAAATTTCCGTGACGATGGCATCGTTGATGCGGTCGAGATTCTTGTCCACCGCATTCCGCAAAAACGGATTGCCGGGTCGCCCGCGTGCGCCGAGTTCCACAAATGTCCCGTATCGGATGGATTTATCATAGTCCACTTTTACGGTCGCTTTTGTTGCCGTCGCTTTGTCCTCTGCCATTGCAAGACTGGCTTTCAATGCCCCTGTATCCACGGGGCAATTTTGTCTTGCATCGTCGAGGGCGATCTGCCCGCCCTTTTTTGCGCCGTCCATCAGCACAGCCGCCGCAGCGTCATCCATCGCTTTGAGGTCTTTTACAATCGCATCCGCACCCTCGATGCTCACTTTGACTTTCCGTTGCTTTGCGCTGTAGCCCATCGCCTACCATCTCCTTACAATTGATTACCGTCCATCGATGCGCCGTATCCGCATCCGAGATGCCGATGATCTCATACAGTTTGTCTGCGTAGCGAATTCGGTGCATGACATCCAAGCCAGCATAAAACCGTATTGTTATCTTCGTGACCGTCTCCGCCGAGACTTGCTGCGCCGTGAAATACTCCGTTCCGCTCACCGGTTCGATTTTCGCCCAAACACGCCCTACGGGAAGCCATCTTCCGTCTTCGCCGCCATAGGCATCGCGCTTTACGAAGTATTTCAAAATTTCCACTCTTCTGTTCAGCTCACCTATGTCCATCAGAACGCTCCTTTCCGATAAGCAAACAGCATTCGCCGGACAAGGTCGAGCGTGTCGGCGACCGACACGCCCGTTTTACCTTTGGATACCTGCCTTTCCTCATACAGTGTCGCAACAAGTATCAGCATGGCTTGCCGAACAGGTTCTGGCAGCTCTTTGAAGTCGGATAACTTCCGGCGCATCACGTCTTCGGTCAAATCCTTTGCCGTGACGATAAGAGATGAGATAAGGGCATCCTCTTCATCGCCATCGACTCGGAGAAACTCTTTCGTTTCCTGCAAATCAAGCATACCCTTACCCTCCTTTCATCAAGCGTTTCTCTTGGCGAGCGTCACGAAAGGCGATACGCTTGCGCTGCCCTTGTACGGCGTGAGCGGTTTGTTCCAGATGGGCTTGCCGTCCACACGATAGATGAAGCGGAACACGTTCTCGTCATACAGGAATCTGACATGGATGGAACTTGCCGCTTTCATGCCGCCCTTGTCGATGAGCAGGTACTGTCCCACATCCGCGAGAATGATATCACCGATCTCTCCCGCCGCACTGCACTGCTCCAGAGGGACAACGGGACGCCCGAACAGCGTTCCGTAGGGTTTCTGGGAAAGCCCGCCCGCAGGAATATACACGGGCTTATCGCCGACCGTGAGCGTGTACAGATACGGCTCGAGTTCCTGGTTGATGTACCAGACAGCATTCCCCCTCGACCTCGACCACAGCCTATTCCACATCGTGATGAGATTGTTCACAGTGATGATATCGGTCTGGTCCTTGTCTTTCGCAACGGTGACCGCCGCACCGCTGTTCAGAATGCCGAGCGGTTCGCCCTCGCCTGTACCGAACAGGATAGAGTCGTCGATCTTGAACCCGAATTCTTCCGCAAACGCCTGGCGAATGACCGATTCGAGTGCCGCAGCATCCTGCAGGAGTTCGTCCGTCGCATAGCAAAGCCCGGTGAGTTTCTTGAGCGTCAGCTCCATCTGGCGGAACTTGGGCTTACTTGCCGTCAGTTCCTCGGCCTCGCCTTCCCAATAGGTCTGAATGCCGCCCCAACGCGAGCCGTTCGCTCTCGATTCCTCGTCCACGGCATTGATTTTCAGACTGTTGGCGTTTGCGCTGATAGGAATCTTCTTGACCTTACTGGCGAGAATGCCCGTTTCATAGGTTCTCTTGAGCAGTTCCGTCACGAAATCCTGTTGCACGAGGAAGCCGCCGTCCGAGGGCGTGGTTTCATTCGCACCGAGCGCGGCGCGAGTAGAAAGTCTCTCATCCGTGCGCCCGCCGGGAGCCGCCGCCCTGTACACCGCCATGAGCTGCTCGCCAAACGAAGGAAATCTCTTTTCATCGCCCTTGTTCGGCGATGGTTTTGCTTCCGGCTTTTCCATATCTCTGTCTTCGGGCTGCATAGACAGCATTTTCTCCGCTCTATTGATGCTTTCATCCCACGAGCGGATTTCCGACTCGTACTTGTCGATTTCCTTTTGTTCATCATCGGAGAGGAATCGGTCTTCGGCTTCTGCCTTATTCAGTACCGCCATCGCTTTGAGCCTGGCATCCTCTCTTTTTGCCTTCATTTCCAATACCTTCTTGATATCCATGTTGTTCCTCCTCAAAGATTTTTAAATTTTGTCTGCATCCGAGCAAGCCTTGCTCGCTCTTTGGCTTTCTTTGCCGCCGCCTGTTCAGCCTCTTCGCTTTGTCTGCGCTGTTCTGCCTTATAGCCCTCATATTCCTGCATCGCACGGACACCGACATCCGTTGCCGTATATGCAGGAAACGTCACGGGGCTCACGTCGAACAGCTTGACCTTGCGAAGTTCGCGCACATCCATTCCGTTCTCCGTGCGCCACTCATCGTCCTCGACTACGAACCCGATGGACATCTGGCTGATATCTCCGCGGCGGATGCTTGTCTGCACATCCCGCGCCCAACTCGTATCGGGCGGCGCGATCCGCACCCGCAAACCGACTTCATCTTCGACAAGTTCGAGTGTCCCCGCCCTGTTCCTGCCAAGCACATAGTTCGGGTCGTGGTTGAACAGCGCGCGAATATCGTCTCTTCCGATACTCTCCGAAAACGAGCCCCTTCTGACGACTTCCTTGAACGGGAAAATACCGCCAAGCGTTTCCGACCACGAGTCAAACACGGCGGCGTGTCCCTCAATCACGGTCGCGCCTTCGCTTTCGCTTACCCGAAGTTCCTTCATCGGGAGCATTCGCATCTCCTTCCTGCCCTTCTCCATCGCTACCTCCTTTCTGTATTCCCTGCACAGCCGCCCCTGCCGCTGCCATGTTGCCGTTCACGAGATAATCGTCACCGCCCTGTTCTTTGGGTATGGGCGGCATATCTTCAAGCCGGCGTATATCATTGATCGACAGCCAACCGTTCTGACGGGCTATCGCATACCCTTCCGTGCGCGACTTGTAGTCACCGCGCAGCAGTCCGTCCACATTGAACTTGGCGAAATACAAAAGCCGCTCTTTCTCATCCAAGAGAGAACGGCTGATTTCCTGCTCCCATCGCACGAGCCAGGGGCGGATGGTATGCTGGACAAATTCAATTGACTGATGCTCGATGTTCGAAAACGTCGCTCTTTCAAGGTCGCCTACCAAGTGCGGCGGCACACGGAAGATGCGGCATATTTCGTTCAGTTGGTATTTCCTGGTCTCAAGGAACTGTGCATCCTCGGGCGCAATACCTATCGTGTGATATTTCATGCCCTCTTCGAGAACGGCGACCTTATGGCTGTTCCGTGTCCCCTGATAGACCTTGTTCCATGACTCGCGGAGTTTTTCGGGGTCTTTGAGGATGCCCGGGTGTTCCAATACACCGCCCGGTCTGGCTCCGTTTCCGAAGAACTTTGCTCCGTACTCCTCGGTCGCAAGTGAAAGCCCGATTGCTTCCCGCGCCTGGGCTATCGGGCTGATGCCCTTCACCCCGTCGAACGACAGCCCTTTGACATGGAATACTTGGTCGGGTCGGTACACATAGGTTTCGTTGGTTACATCGTCCGAATAGGTGTATTTTATCTTGTCCGTGAGACTGTCCCGCTCCACCGTCATGAGATGCGGTTTCAAATACCATAGCTCGACGACATGACCTTGCCGTCTGATGATCCGCGCATAAGCGTTTCCCCACAACAGCAAGGACGACATCATGCTTTCTCGGAACTCGAACGAGGTCATCTCCTCATTCGGAAGCTCATACAAGCACGCATTCAGCGGGTGCTGGTCGGCGAGTTCGTGTTTCCCTTCCTTTTCTTTCTTATACAGATGCAACGGCAGGCTCGCCACGGTCTCCGATAGTATCTTGACGCAGGCATATACCGCACTCGTCTGCATCGCCCGCAGTTCATCCACACGAACACCGCTGTTGCTGTTCCCGATGTAGTCCACATCGACTCCGCGAATGAAGTCTTTCATCTTTTCCGAACGATCCCGCCTCTCCTTTGGACCGTCTCTGCTCCTCTTAAATAGTCCCATTCACCCTCCTTTCAGACACACGAAAAACCGCTCGGTTTCCCGAGCGGCTATGCCATATTGATGTTGTAGTGTTACTTATCGGTCTTCGCCGCCTGTTTGCCCAGTTTGTACGCCGCGACGAGCATCGCCTCGATTGACCATACCGCGACTTCGGGGAAGTCCTCGGTGTCGTTCCATTTCCGCTCCAGCCCGCCTCTTTCCTCTATGGCTGCGTTTTCCTGCATTGCGATTTTCTCGAGTGCCTTGAGTGTTGCTTTGCTGATTTCCTGTTTCATCTCGCCGCCTCCTTACAGCATCGTTATGCTGCCATCCTTTTCGATGGCGTATTTCATAGTGATGCCCACGCTCTTGGCGACATAGATAAGGTTGTCTATTGCCCGCCTGTAATCCGCGACCGCATCCGTGTATCTGACTTTCAGATAATGGTTATGGTCTCTTACCAGGGCGGCGAGTTTTCCTGTGCAGTATGCTTTGTTCATGGTGTTTCTCCTTTCGTTTTTGTACCTATACAATACCGTAAACGAGCGAAAGAGCCCAGCGAAAACACGCCGAAACCCGAAAGAAAAACACATTTTTTTCAAGAAAAATCGGAGGATCACTCCTCCGATTTTATCTTGCTCAATGCATCATATATGGCATTGAATGAGACCGCATCGAACGGAACTCGCACAAGTTTCGTTCCCAATCGGATTTCCCATGCCTTATTGTAAAACTCCAGCAGTTCATCCTCTCTGTCGCTCCGCTCTTCAATGCTTTTCAGATATTGCATGAACTCTTCCAACGACATCTCATTACCGAGGGTCGTATCGTCTTTCTCTTCCATATCACTCCTCCGCATCATAGTTCGCCGCCTCATATCCCAATCGGACACCAAGTTTTATGTCCCGTCCGTATGCCGCTTTTCGAAGTTTCTCCTCATTGGTCGTATAGGCATCCATGAACTGGTCGAACAGAACTTTCTGTTCCTTTGTCAATGTGTCTTCGAACTTTGACAATGCTATGCATTCGGGGTCATCTTGGGGTAATTTGTTCCTCCGTTCACGTTCATTGATCCATCCGTCGTATATGGCTTCTGTGATACTCTTCATTCTTGGGACCTCCCTTTTTTCGAACAACATATCACAAGTCTCGGATCAAGTCCAGCGAACCCGCCCCTGTTAATCGAATATTTCCTGTCCGTCTCGGATATGTTTTATCTTCGCATCGGGACACAGTTCCCTGTATCTGCGCACAATGACATCACAGTATTTCGGTTCGAGTTCAATGGCGCAGCATTTTCTGTTGAGCTGTTCTGCTGCCATCATTGTCGAACCGCTCCCACCGAACGGCTCATATACCGTATCATCCTCGTGGCTGCTGTTGTATATGAGTTTTGCGCACAGGGTGATGGGTTTCATCGTCGGATGATCGGGCGACTTCACAGGTTTGTTGTCTCTCACGACGGTCGTAGGAAGCCCCAAAATTCGCTCTACAAGGTCTGTCAGTTCTGCCTTGCTCATCTTCTTGATATTCTCGGCAACACCCTCCAAAGCCGTCGACAGCGTCCTGTCGTCGATGAAGTAATGTCCTGCGCCCTCTTTCCAACCGTATAAAATCGGCTCGTGTATCCATTGATAGTCCTGCCGACCGAGTGTGAAATGATTTTTCACCCACACAAGCGTCTGGGCATACTTGAATCCCGCCTCTTCCATCGCCCGCGTGAAGTTCACCGTCTCCTTCGTGCTGTGAAAAACATACAGCGGTGCGCCCTTTTTGAGTACATCGTATGCCGCTTTATAGAACGCGAGCAGGAACTGATGGAAGTCATCATCGTTCATGTTGTCATTGGCGATGGTGCTTTCCGTCCTGGTTTTGGATTTGTTTTTTCCGATGATCGCCGAGCCATAGTCTACATTATATGGCGGATCCGTGACCATTACATCTGCGACTCTTCCGTCCATGAGTTTTGCGACGTCCTGCGCAATGGTGCAATCGCCGCACAGCAGTCTGTGCTTGCCGAGAAGCCACAAATCGCCGTGCTTGGTCTTGGGCTCGGATATCTCGGCGGCGGCTGATTCAGCATCGAACTCATCTTCATGCACATTCTCAAACGAGCCGCTCCCAAACAGTTCCTGTGCCTCCGCGAGGTCAAAGCCGGTAAATGTGATATCATACCCGCTGTTATCCAAGTCTTTGAGAAGATTGGCGAGCAGTCCCTCATCCCATTCGCCGCTGATTTTATTCAAAGCGATATTGAGTGCTTTTTCTTTCTGCTCGTCCAAGTCCACCACCACGCAGTCGACTTCCTCGTAGCCGAGGTCCTTCATGACTTTGAGCCTTTGATGCCCGCCGACGACCGTTCCTGTTCGCTTATTCCATATCACTGGCTCGACATAGCCAAACTCCTGGATGCTCCGTTTGAGCTTCTCATATTCGGCATCGCCGGGCTTGAGGTCTTTCCTCGGATTATATGGAGCCGCTTTCAACTCTACCACCGCTCTCTTTTCTATCTGCATCTTTCCCTCCGCTTTTTTGCATGAAAAAACCGCACTCGCGGAGTGCGGTTTCGCTTAATTGCTTTTATTCGTAATATCCTGCCTTTTGGCACATCTCTGTAATTGTTTCCGCAAAGATGGAACGTGAGTGCTTATCCGGATTATCATTGCAGTTCTTTTTCTCAATGTAATAATCCCTTACCTGTTGCCACAAGCCATTCTCTCGCAGCCACTCGATTTTGTCCGGGAGCCCGTCAAAACCTTCTCCCTGGTACTCCCAGGTATAATTGTTCTGTACCTTGTTATAGCGTATGTACTGTTGCCTTCCGTCCTCGCAATCATTCACAATTGCAAAGTCGCAACTGTGAACTATTCTCGATTTACCTCTGTCCTTGACCTTAATCGTCAAAACGCGGGTGGAATCCTCACAATAATCATACCCATAGTGGCGCGCCACCTTGTCTAATGCTTGCTTTATGATTTGTCGGATTTGTTTTGCCGTATAGTTCTCTTCGTCGTCATTGACGTAGATATTTACATCAAAGTCGAATCCGATATTCGACTTCGTGTCGCAAGTAATCATATTCCTGGACGCGCTGCCGACAAACTCGTATTGAAAGGTGAATTCGTCCCTAACAAGGTTTTGGGTTGAATGAATAATCTCCAACAGAATCGCTTTTATTGGAGCTGCTTCTTTTTTCGATACATAGCGAAAATCATGCATGGCTATCTATCTCTCCTCGGTGTTATTTTCCCAAGCCGCCCATTTGGATAGCACCAAATCATATTATTATATCACAAAAATTGAATTTGTCAACCCCACAATTTCCATTCTCTGTGGATTTTCTCATGAATTATCTGATCATATCACGATAATTCCTCTATCGTTATAAACGCTGTCGGTCTGTCCGTTGTTCCGTATTGCTCGGTCAAGTGCCATAACGAGTGCCACCGCGCCGTCGATGCGTTCCGTAGATTTTTCTTTATCCATCTTAATGTTCCCCGCAGGGTCTGTGCGGACATATACATTGTCCATCATCCAACGGAGTGGCACATTCCCGCCGTGGGCGATCTTTTTCTCCAACACCAACTTCATCAGCTCTTTGGTCGGCGGGCTCATATCCTTATATCCCTGTCCGAACGGCACGACCGTGAATCCCATTCCCTCGAGATTTTGGGTCATCTGAACAGCACCCCACCTATCGAACGCAATCTCTTTGATGTTGTATTTCGTCCCGAGTTCTTCGATGAAGTTTTCGATGTACCCGTAATGGATGACGTTTCCCTCGGTCGAGAGCATCTCGCCTTTCGCTTGCCACACATCATACGGAACATGGTCGCGCCGCACCCGCAGGTCGATTGTATCCTCTGGCACCCAAAAGAACGGGAGTATGCTGTATTTATCCTCTTCATCGAGCGGTGGGAACACCAAGACAAATGCCGTGATGTCCGTGCTTGACGAGAGGTCAAGCCCGCCGTAGCATTCCCGCCCTTTGAGTTTTTCCGGGTCAACAGCAAAGGCACACTCGTCCCACTTATCCATCGGCATCCATCGAACGGATTGCTTTACCCATTGGTTCAACCGTAGTTGTCGAAACAGGTTTTCTTCAGCCGGGTTTTCCTTTGCCGATGTATAGGCAGTCCGCAGTTTATCAATGTCAACCGTTACTCCGAGTGACGGGTTCGCCTTATACCATGTCCGCTCATCTCCCCAATCGTCATCGTCCTCTGCCCCATAAATCACGGGGTAGAAAGACGGGTCGTGTTTACGTCCATCGAGAATGTCTTGGGCTTTTTGATGCACTTCCCAACATATCGAGTTTCGATCCGTTCCCGCTGTCGTTATCAAGAAAAACAGCGGCTGTTTTCTCGCGTCGCCCGAGCCGTGGGTCATGACATCATACAAGGCACGGTTCGGCTGCGCATGGAGTTCGTCGAAAACAACGCCGTGAACATTCAGTCCGTGCTTGGTATAACTTTCTGCCGACAACACCTGGTAGAAGCTGTTCAACGGCGCATACACAAGCCGCTTTTGCGACATCACGGGCTTTATCCGCTTTTTTAAAGCCGGGCATTGTTCCACCATCTGACAAGCAACATCAAAAACGATGGAGGCTTGCTGTCGGTCTGCCGCACAGCCGTACACCTCTGCTCCCCATTCACCATCGCCCGCCAATAGGTAAAGTGCGATCGCTGCGGCAAGTTCTGACTTTCCCTGTTTCTTGGGGATCTCCACATAGGCGGTATTGTATTGCCTATATCCGCTTTCTTTTATCGTGCCAAATATATCTCGCACGATTTTTTCCTGCCACGGGAGCAGGTCAAAGTTCTTGCCATGCCATGTGCCTTTGGTGTGTTTGAGCGAGCGAATAAATGCCGCCGCCCGATCCGCAAGCTGTTCATTGAATGGCATTCTCCCTCCTCCCGAAAATAAACGGGAAGGAAAGCACCGAAGTACCTTCCTTCCCAGAGACACGTATATTTTGTTTGTTTTAAACCTTATATCTTCCGTCCAAATCGACCAAATCCACGTGTTCGGCAATGATTTTCAACGCCTCCCAGTAGCTTTTGGCGTTCTGTATCCGCTCCCACATATCATTATATTCCGCGATCCTGTGCTGTTTTTGCATAACGCCTCGCACCGCCCCGATGATATAATAGATATTACCAGATTGTCCCTGGCTATGGAACTCGACCTTTCCTTTTTTCATTTCTGTACCTCCGTAGCCTGAACAATACCGTATAATTCCTATTTAGTCCAGTTAAAACTGAAAGAAAAAGCCAAGACCGCCGAGTTCTCGGCGGTCTTCTTCGCTTTATGTGTCTTCACGGGTTGTCTTTTGTATTTTTTGCCGATACTTAATTTATCGGCTTTGTCTTATGCGCGCTCATTGACTGATATGGAAAACTGCTGTTCGTTATTGAACTTGACGGCGATCTTACCTTCATTCAGTTCAAACGAACCTATGTAATACTCTTTCAGCAGGAACAACAGCCCTGCCGCGAGTTCACGCGAATCCGTTACGGCATCGTGCATCTCACCCTCCTGTTCCATCCAGTCCGTGCTGCTCGGATTGCTCCGTGCAGGTTCAAAGTTTGCCATTTTGAAACCTCCTAATTGATTTCATAGCTGCGCGCTCGCTATGTACTACTATTATAACTTGGTTTACGGACACAATCAACTTTTTGTGTCCGCAATCCGAGATAATTATTACAGAGGTTTTGACTTATTTATGAGTATATTGGAGAAATTTGTCGAAAGGCTCCGAGAGCTGCTTACCGACCACGAAATGAAGCCCGCTCACCTCGCCAAAGAGCTTGGTGTTACAAGGAAAGTCATCTGCCGCTATACCAACGGCGAGAGACTTCCCAGTTTGAACATGGCTTTCCGTCTGTCGGGCTATTTCCATTGCTCTATCGACTTTTTGCTCGGCCGCAGCGATGAAGGCTCTGAATTTGAGCCTCTTCCCATTCCGCCGTTCAAGGACAGGCTACCGTACCTGGTGGATTTCTTCAAAAAACCAAAGCCAACATCTCCAAAGAAGCCCATATCGATGAAAGCATCATCTATGATTGGCTAAAAGGAAGAAGTACACCGAGCCTTGAAAGCATTATCGCTTTGGCTGATTACTTCGACTGTTCCGTCGAATTTGTCCTCGGTCGAGAGAATTAAGCATCCAAAGCCTGCCTTTTGCTTGTATTCCCTTGATTCGTTTGGCTATATACCCCTGTGAATAGCCCAGACACCTCGCAATTTCTTTTTGCCGGTACCCTTCCATCTTCATTTTGAGGACACTTCTGTCAAGCGTCGACAGTCTTCGCTGAAACTCTGCAAACATTATACCCGCAAGGCATTCGTCTTGTGGGTTTTCGTTTGCCTCGATGGTATCGGCGATAGTTAAGACCGTTCCTGTTTCGTCTGTTGACACAGGCTCTTCAAGCGATATCTCTTTCCCAAAGTACCGCCGCACTTTCCGCATATACATCAGCATTTCGTTTCGAATGCAAAGTGCGGCATAGGTAGAAAACTTTGTGCCGCGCTTACTATCGAATGTATTTGCTGCCTTTACAAGTCCCAACAGCCCGGACGATATTATGTCGTCCCTATGCAATGAAGCGACTTCCGTTTGAGAAAATTTCCCGAACACATAATATACCAGCCGTATGTTGTCGCATACCAGGGTCTCACGGCATGATTGCATTCTTCAACTCCTGCGCTTTATCCGTCTTTTCCCACGCGAAGTCTTCTTTCCCGAAATGCCCTCCGACTGCGGTTTGGACATAGACGGGGCGTTTAAGGGCGAGCGCATCGATTGCTCTTCCCACGCGCAGGTCGAAAACCTGTTCAACCGCATTACGGATGAGCTGTTCATTGACCGTTCCCGTGAAGCAGGTATTGATGTCGATGCTCGTCGGGGCCGGGATGCCTATCGCATACGTCAGTGCGACCTCACATTTCTCCGCAAGTCCCGCCGCTACGATATTCTTTGCAATGTATCTGGCGAGATATGCCCCGCTCCTATCCACTTTGCTTGCATCTTTGCCGCTCATCGCCCCGCCGCCGTTGTGCGCGATCCCGCCGTAGGAGTCAACCATGAGCTTCCTACCGGTTAGACCAGTATCAGCTTCAAAGCCGCCAATCACAAACCGCCCGGACGGATTGACCAGTATCTCGACATCGGACATATCATACTCGGCGAACACATAGCCGATGACCTTTTTCCTGATCTCGGGAATAAGGTCGTCGAGCGATTTCCACGCTTCATGCTGCGCCGATACAAGAACGGAAACGATCTTATCAAAGCGGTCGCCGTTAAACTGCACGGTCACCTGGCTTTTCCCGTCCGGGCAAAGTCCTTTGATGATGCCCCTGCGACGGCATTGCTCAAGCCTATCCGTCAGTCGGTGCGCAAGTTCGACAGGCAGCGGCATGAAGTTCAGCGTTTCCGTTGTGGCATAGCCGTACACGATTCCCTGGTCGCCCGCTCCCTGCTCTGTTCTGTCGACTGCGCCGGCTATGTCCATGCTCTGCTCATGAATATGAATGTCGTAGTCCAATCCCCTCGGGTCATAGCCGACTTGGGCAATGGTCGCTCTGGCGATGAACTCATAGTCCACCCTTGCTTTCGTGGTGATTTCACCACCGATAAAGCACTTATCGTGAGTGAGCATTACTTCGACTGCGACGCGGCTGTCCGCATCCTGTTCCAGGCACTCATCGAGAATGCTGTCCGCAATGAGGTCTGCAAGTTTGTCCGGGTGTCCGCTTGTCACCGACTCTGCCGTGTAAATCCTTTTATTCATCTTCACCGTTCCTTGATTGATTTATCATTTTCCATCGAAATGGCTTATCTTTAGGTATTGCACCTGTTTCCTCCAGGGCGAACCGCCGCTCAAAGTCTCGAACCGTGTGTCCATTCCCCTTGAATGTCGCAGGGCTGTCTGCGTCCCATTTTAAAAGTAATGCCCAATATTCCGGATACGCTTTTCGAAGCAACCGCAATTGCTCCACTCCTTGATTATGGCAAAACCAGCACCCGCCGCGCATCGAAGTTTCATATATCGGGCTCAATAGTCCGTTTGCCGAACACCAATTCCTGCACATTTCTTCTGTCCACCCATACTCTACGAGAGGACTTCGTTTAAATTCAGACAGGATACCGAACCGTTTTTTCTCGTCCGCTGCAATTCCTATGTATGTGATTGCATTCCTTTGCTCTTTTTCAAGAACATCCACTTTCAACCGGGAATTGCACCAATTCCCTTTTTGTAATGGGAAACCATATATTTTTCCGCGATTTTTGCTCTTTTTTCCACGGTTTACATAGTAAAAATATTCCTCATAAGTCTTCGGCGCATGAATATGTTCTACTGATTTCCCATATCTGTTCTTGATAATTTCATCCGCTTTCGCCTTGAATTCCATCATCGGTGGAAGATCCGCAGGAATAGTTGCGGTTGCCATGATTTCGACATGAATAATCCTATCCAACGGCAACGAGTGTTCTGCTATGACTTCAAGCATGGCAAGACTGTCTTTCCCATAGCTGATGCTTGCAATGTACTCCATCATTCCGCTCCAAAAAATAAAGCCTTGAAGATTGCCTCCAAGACTTGCACCACGATTCCGTTTCCCGCTTGTCGATATTGCTGCGTCGAACTGACCTTTGCGCTCTCGATTTTGTCAATCTGCTCATCTGTCCAGCCCATGAGACGCAGACATTCTCTCGGAGTCAGTTTGCGAATGCGCACGTTCTCCGTGATGACTGCGTTTCCGTCTCCGCAGGTCAGCGTTTGCGCAACACCTTTCCCTACCCGACCTCTTTTGGTCTTGGAACTCGGGAAAGTAATGTTCACATAGTCCCCCGCCGTTGCCTCCTCGTATCCTTGCTCGGTCGCCACTTTGACCTTTATCGGTTTTTCGAGTTTCAGTACCGCCGAGCTGCCCGAGGGACAGGAACATTGCCCAGTCAATGTCGGCGCAACATCATGAACTTCCTGCTTGTTGTAAGCCACGAACATCTCGGGGATGTACCCTTTTTCGTCGATAAATTCGCCGTATTTCCTGGATACATAGTCCGCATCCATTACAAGGTTGTCTTTTTGAACCGTGGTAAGCGCATTACACAGCCCCTTTTCGTTCACCTCGAGTCGCTGTCGCAATGGTATCCCAGGTGTCCTGTCCGACGGATTATTCGGGTTTCGCCCGCGCATTGCCACGACAACAGGCAAGATTGCTGTTTTGAACCCCTCCGGGCGCGTGGTGAGCGTCGGGCAGACTCCACTCTTGTTCACTTTTTTATTGAACGCATCTATCGTGTCCCCGGCTTCACACTCGTTCTCTTTCATCGTTTCGAACGCTTGCTTGAAAAATCGTTCTTTCGGCTCGCTGGTATCAATGATTACAGGGGTTTGTCCTCCACCTTTTCCCATAGCCTCCGTCAATGTAGGGCTCACCCCATCTGTTCTCGGAACTTGATGCTCTTGCAAGCCGCCGAGGACAAAATCCTCTGCGATTTTCAGCTCCGTATTGCCGCCACCCGCGCAATGCACCGTGGGAGAAATTCCATCCGTCTGGAATACTCTTCGGCTCATCTCGTGCATCTTCTCCCACTTCTCACCGACTACATCACCGACTTGTACGCATTGTGGTTCATAACAATCCCTTGCCCGCAAACAGTAAGCATAATCGCTTGGGCGGCGGATCGAGTCGCGCCGCGAGTTGAACTTCGACGTCACGATGCTGCGGATAGTGCTTTCCTTAAGATAGTACCTTTCATCGACGTGTTCGTCGATCATGTCTTTGAGCCGCAAGGTCAACTCGCGCTTTTCGGGGAATACAAATGCTGTATGTTCACCACGAATGGAAACACAGAACACCCGCTCTCGATGCTGCGGGATACCATAATCTTTGGCGTTGAGTACCTTCCAATAATTCGTATAACCGAGCGAGGACAAAAAAGAAAGCCAACTGTCGAAGTCGGCTTTGAATTTCTTACTCACAAGATTCTTTACGTTTTCGAGGAGCAGGTATTTGGGAAGAGTCCCTTTTTCTGCTGCGACTTTCAACAGCCGCTCGACTTCAAGCAACAGACCGCTCCGCGTCCCCTCCTTGATGCCCGCACCATGCCCCGCCACCGAGATATCTTGGCATGGGAACGAATATGTCCAAAAGTCTGCCTCGGGGAGTTCCCAGATTTCCTTGATATCGCCTAAGTTGACCGTCTCGCCGTGCAGAGCCGTATAACTTTTGATGGCGTTCTTGTCAATTTCCGAGATCGCCACTACCGTATGCGGCACTCCCACATTTTTAAGTGCCTGTGTCTGTGAGCCAATACCCGCGAACAACTCAATAAGCCGCAACGGGTTCTCTTGCGTGTATTCCATCACGACTTACCTCCCAACAGTTTTTCCATGATATCGTCGTTCGGGTTGTTTTCATCCCACTTAGAGAGTTTGCTTTCGCGCACGACAAGATAAATTTTGCTCCACACCTCGTTTGTCTGCTTGAGGTATTGCTGCGCCATCGTCACAAACGGCGACGGGACAGCCTTGCCGTTCTGGTCTTTTACGAGGAGCCCGTGTTTCGTGTTCATCTCCTCGCACTCAAGCCATCGCGCTTTACAAAATGCATACTCCTCAAGGTTGTATGGAAGTATGCCATTGGTGCATCCGATGCTTTTCAGCCATCCGAATACCGTCCTGTATATCTCTTTCGCCTTTGGCGTTAAATACTCCGGCGGTTCGCTCGGCAGTTCCATTCCCCCTGTATCGAAGTTCAGCACTTCGATGGGACGCTTGCCCGGATTGCCGTCAAGTATCTTTTGGGCGGCGGCTTTTCTCGGTCGCCCAGCACCCGGTCTTCTTCCTCCGCTCGGCATAGTCCCTCCCTTTTTGATTATTTGATTTCATTGATTATTTTGATTTCCCGGGAAATCAAAAAGCGGGCTGTTTTGCCCGCTCCCACTTTAGTGGGGTATCCCCCAAAGGTTGATTTTCCCCTTTGATTTTTGAATATGCGATTTTTCGCGTGAGGGTGCGGCCCCGCTGTATGGGGTGAAAGCCCCGGGGATTTGATACCCCCTCCCCCGAGCGGGTCAGCCCTTGCGGGGTGGTGTCCTCCACCGGCTGCCCTCCTCGGCTGACTTGCGCGAGTGGCAGCTCCAGCACAGCGACTGCAGATTGGATGGTGCGAAAGGTTGACCGCCTTGCTTGATGGGGCGGATATGGTCCACAATGACCGCCCGCACCGCCTGTCCTTTCTTCAAGCATTCCTCACAAAACGGATGCTCTGCAAGCTGCCGCTTGCGAACGAACAGCCACTCGGGGGTCTTGTAGAAACTCTTTGAAAAGTTATCACGCGAATATTTGTTGTACTGCGCGTCCGTTAATTTTTTATGTTCCTCACAATATTGCCCCTCTACCAGTCTCGGACACCCGGGGTAGCTGCAGGGGCGTTTGGGTTTTCTCGGCATTATTTATTCCTCATAAACACAAGTGAAGGGAGCACTTCCCCCATTCTCATATTCTCTCCCGGCATCACGCCGCTCGGGTTGCTCCCTTCCCCCTCGGAGGATATTCCCTACTCTCATTATACGCATGTTTTGGCAACTTTCGGAGGAAAAGTGTCTGGTTTTGTCTATTGTTACTATTCCTTGCATTACACATAATCCGCACATAATTTTCATATAATACTATTGACATCTCATTCGTTTTGCTGTATAATGTAGATGAAACTCGAATAGGAGGTATTCTTATGGCTAACATCAATGTTACGATCCGTATGGACGAACACCTTAAAGAACAAGCCGACGAACTGTTCGCCGACCTCGGTCTTTCTTTAAGTTCTGCCATTACCATGTTTGCCAAGCAAGCCGTTCGGGAACAGCGTATTCCCTTTGAGGTCAAGCGCACAAACACCCCGATTCAAATGGCAGCGGATAGTTCCGTAGAAGAACTCTCCAAGCAGCTCATTGAAAAAAATCGGACGGCTTATAAGGAGTTGGCGAAGTGATTGTCCTTTCCAAACAACAAATCATCGCTATGCACCATGCTTTGGTAATGGACACGGGCGGTTTGGATGGATTGCGGGATGAGGGGCTTTTGGACTCGGCTATCGCTGCCCCGTTCCAAACCTTTGATTCAACCGAACTGTTTCAATCGGTGCATCAGAAAGCTGCTCGTCTGGCTTGCGGGCTTGTGCAAAACCACCCTTTCCTGGATGGCAACAAGCGAATCGGCGCACACGCAATGCTTGTGTTCCTTGCGTTGAACGGAATTTCCCTTTCATATACACAAGATGAACTGTCGTCGGTTTTTCTAAAAATGGCAGCCGGCGCAATTGATTATGACGACCTTTTGCAATGGGTAATCGACCATGAAAAAAGCGAGGAGGATTGACCTCCCCGCTTTTTTCATACGTTCGCCAAACACACGCCCATAAGGGCTATTGCTTCGTCCCTGCGCTTGGCAATAGTATCCTTGCAATAGAAATGCTCCGCTGCGATCTTCCGCAAGGATTTTCTCTCGATATAGTGCATCCGAAGAATATCCCCGAGTCCGTCCGGCAATAACCGCATACAATTCTCGATTGCCTGGATGCACACCACGTCCCTGTCGTCCTTCCTGCCGTTTTGCACCTTGTAATCGGCTATCGTTTTCCTGTCTCTATAATTTTGCAGGTATTCCCTGATCTCCACTTCAGTCATTGTAGTCCTCCCGTGCTTTTGCCTCCTCTTCCTGCCACACCCGATATTTGACCACCCAATCCACCTCGGGCGAAAGGTCGCATATCTTTGTCTTCAGCCAAAACCGAATCTGACCGCTTTCCTCCTGCTCTTCCGTCCAGTCTTCCGCAAAGCATATACCGGTCACTTTCCAAACCTGCATTCTCCCGAACTTCTCACCCTTGTACAGGAAGAGCATCAGCATCTGGTCTATCGTCTCGTCGTAATACTTCACTCGGAAATAATATCCACGCGCCCGGGCAGCGGTTATGTTCAGATAGGTCTCGACCTCCTGCTTAATGTCGCGGATGGGCGGCTGCGCGCCGACCAACTCTTCATAATCGAAAACGGCTTCTTCCGCTACCGATACTTTGTGAATCATTCTTTCCGTCGCTTTCATACTACTCCTGCTCAAAGGCTGATATCAATTGTTTTACTTCCTCGACCGACCGCACCACCATCGAATAACCTCCCGCCCGCAAGATGCGGCGAATGGTCAGCGATTGCAGAACGGTCGCTTCATTTTTTCCGACTTTGCACTCCAACCCGATGAACCGTCCCCGATAACAGACTATCAAATCGGGAATGCCCGCCGTGCCATACATACCGCCATGCTCTTTCCAAAAGAACAGGTCGGGAACGCTCTTGAGGTATTCGCTGATTTTTCGTATCAACTCACTCTCTTTCATAAAAGCTCCTGTCATTCCCGTCACACCCGTCATAAAATATTGCTTTACCAGTGTGACAGTAATCTCTCTTCTGGTTTTTTGTTTTTCCTATCTGCGTCGGTAGTGACGGTTGTGACAGTAGTGACGGTTGGTTTCTGTATTTGCCGTCATCTCCCGTCACAATTAGGCGGTATCTCCCTACCTCGATTCACTGTCTGCCCGATTTTACAGACCCTGTCTTTCCCGACATGGAATTTATAGGAATTCGGGGCAGCGATACGGAATTTACAGCGATTTCGGCTGCCGACAGTTTTTTTAGAGTTTTTCGGGCTTTCGATATGGATTTTAGAGCGACCCCCTTTCAAAACCCCTCGAAAGCGACTCAAAACCGCTCAAATATGCGCTTTCCGCGAATGCATATATGCGAAATATATGGACGGTCGAGTCCCACAGATTTTTTACAGGTTTTTCGGATGCCCGGAGTTTTTTTACAGAAAACGCCTCTGCCCGTGAGCAAAATTCGAGGAAAACATCCCGCAAAACCATCACAAAATGCCCACTTTTTGCCCAAAACAGGCGATTTTTCAGCCATTTTCTCGGCAACAGTTTTTTTACAGACAATCTCGACCTCGACAGGGAAATTATAGTTTCTTTGCCCGGTGACAGGGAATTTACAGAATTCCCGAACACCGATACGGATTTTAGATTATTCCTCGTCGCCGTCATCGAATAAATACCCTTGTCTGTAAGGTCTGTAATCCTGCCGTTTGGTGAAGTAGTGCATCCTGTTTGCCCCGCTGCGCTTGGTCGTATGTTGTATGCCGTCGTAGTAGAGCTGTGTCTCTATCTCCGAAATCATTTTTCCGAGCGTCGCGGATGATCCCGCAAAGGTTTCTCCTGTAACATCGAACACCGATTTCATCATGTCGGTCGCCGTTCCTCTCCATACGAATGGCGGCTTGTTCACCAACTCCTTCATCGTCCGAACGATCGGGTTATTGTCATACTCTCGCTTTTTGCGTTTGCGCTCCTCTTCTTCTGCCGAGCCGACCATTTCCCACCGATACTCCGTCTCGTCGAAATGCACCACGATGTCTTTCTGCCGGATGTCTCGCCCTGTCATGAACATCATGGCGTTTTCGTCTTGGCGTTTCTTTTTGTAGATGATGAATATCGTGTCGCATACGCCCATGATGCCGTTCGACCCGGAAATCATGTTGAACACATCGTTCTCGTCTGCCATCTTGCGCAGGTGATGAATGAGAAATATGCAGATGCGTTTTTGGTCGGCATACTCTTTCAGTCCGCCGAGTTCACGGTAGTCCGTCGCATAGGCGAGTTCGTTCCGTTTTGCCGATCCCCTTACTTTTTGCAAGGTGTCGATGATGATGAGTTTGATATCAGGGTGTTCATCGAGTTCTTCGTTGAGCTGTTTGATGAGCCCGCCGTCCAACCCGCCCGCCTTGACCGATAAATAAAAATTACCCGGTGCTTGCCCGCCGTGGAGGACTTTGTTCAGTCGGTCCTTTAATCGGAATACTCCGTCCTCGAGTGCAAGGTACAAACATCCCGATGTGTTGGTCGGATAGTCCAGGAACTGTTTCCCCTGGCTGATCGCCACGCACATCTGCATTGCCATCCAACTCTTTCCGACCTTTGACGAGGCGCAAAGAATTGCGAGTCCTTGCGGCAAGACTTCCGGTATCAACCATTCCGGTGGGTCTATCACCGCTGACTGCAATTCGCTTGCCGAGATGCTCGCCACGCCGCGCTTATACTTCTTTTTCACCTCGTGCTTGGCGGCGGCGATTCCGTCTTTGAATTTCCCGGCATCCTGCATGAGCAGTTCGTTCGGGTCTTTGCATTCTCCGGCAATATTAAAGACCACATACCGCACTCCCATCTCCGTGAGTTCGGCGGCGAGCTGCTCGGAAGCTTTCTGTCCGGGTTCGTCATTGTCCAAGCACAGCACGAGAGGCGACGTCGGCTTTTTTATCTTGCAGTCTTTGATGAGTTTGCTCGTCCCACCCACTCCGCAAAGCGACACCGCAAGTCCTCCGCATTGCATAACGGATAAGGCGCAAATCGGGCTTTCGACCACGAAGACCGGTTCCTTGTCCGACGCCCACAAAGCCTTGCGATTGAACAACGGCTCGGCTCCCGCCTCCTCGGTCGGTGGCTTATAGAATTTTTTGTCGGCAATGCTCCTGGTTTGGTAATATGTCAGCTCGGATGAATATGGCAGGACGACTGCGTTCCGGTGAATATCGAACCCCAAACAGAACTTCTTGACCGTTTCGGCGGTCAGTCCACGCTTTGCGAAATAATCCGTCTTGTCCGCATCTTTCATACAGGCTTGCAGGTATTTTTTAATGCTCGGCTTTTGCGGCTTTGCAGCCTGCACGTCGATATGGTAAATCTCCGCGAGCAGTTTCGCTGCCTCGTATGGCTCGATGTCTTTTATCTTGGACACAAACGTGATGACGTCGCCCGTCTCTCCGCAGCCAAAGCAAGTGAAGATGTTGTTCTTGCGGTCCACGGAAAACGAAGCAGTCTTCTCACGATGAAACGGACAAAGCCCCTTGTCCCGGCTGTTCAGTTTTACGCCGAAAAACTCCACCACGTCGGCTATTTTTACTTGGCTTTTTACCGTTTCGAAAATGTCCGTCATTCTTCCTCCAGGCTCTCCGATAGATATCGAATCGGGATATCTTTTCTTCGGGCGTGTTCAATCTCTTTTTTCATTCCGTCGCTGATAAGCGGTCCGAATGCCCACAATTCGTCGCAACGGTCAAGGAGTTCAAGCCCCATAGCCATTCCGCTCTTTCTCTCATTCGGATTGCCGTCATTGAGGAATTGCGTGAAAATCGCGTGCGGCGCAATCGGAATGCACCCTTGCTCGTATGCGAATCTCGAATAAAAATTGGCTTTTGCGATGTTCCCCTCCAGATCACCGCGCAACGGCGAACAGATATAAACGATCTTTTGTCTCTTCATAGAACTCCTTCGGGGTCTTGGGGCGACGGTTAAGCCGCCGCCCTTCCCCCCTGCCGGATTATTCTTCGTCAAGCGCTACGACTCTGTTCGCAAGTGCCTTGACCTGCTCGGTCATGCGATTGACGTTCGTCATCTCCTCGGGCGTGAGCGAACGATCGAGCGCGAATACCGCCTGGCTGTAATTGATGCCACCACTGTTCTGGGCTTTCTTGAGCGAAAACCGCGTCACGACCGCATTGCTCTTTTTCCCTTTGCCGAGCAAGTTCATGATGTAGCGCGAGAATGCCGCGAGCGAACCCGTAGGCAACGAGAGCAGCGTGGGCAGAGCCTCCCCTTCACGCAGGAGATAGATGCGGCGTTTCTGCTTGCAAGCCTTTGCGCCGTTCTTGCCGCTGCCGAACTTGTTGAACGGACACTCGGCGCAGTTCTTCACTTCACCGCTCTCCGCGTCGATCCCGACGTGACCGTCCATCGAGCCGCAATCGGGAGGATTGTTGCCACCCGTGTACTCTTCTTTGTAGTAGCAGTTAATGGGATGATGATACAGAATGACTGCCTTGAACTCTTTGACCGTGTCGGGGTTCTCGGGATCGTCGCCAGGCACTTCGAACGAGATGCCGCCGCCCGAGGGAATCTTGATGCGCTCAAAGGTCGGCGTGAGTCCATCCATTTCCTCCGCAAATACACTGGCGAGGTCGATGCCCTCATTGTAGGTCAGTTCCGTGTTCTCTTTCTTTGCGATTTCGTTTGCCATGATTGATATCTCCTTTTTTTATTTCTTCGATTTTGTCAGGCGGATAGAATTTTTCTCCGCAATCTTGACGAGTCCATCCAACCATGTCGGCAGAACCCCGTCGTTTTCTGCAATCAACTCTTTGACCGTTGCTTGCAGAGTTTGGGCATTGATCGTGAACAGATGCTCGAACCCCTGCTCTTTCATCACCGCCCAAAGTTCCGGTTTTCTCTCGGGTTCGGGCGCAGGGTATTCCTGCGTAACGAGCGAGAACGTAACACCATTGCGGTTAAAACTCGACAACTCGTCGGTTGTCATGAGCCCTATCATCTCGGTGGTGATGTTCTCGATCTCCCCGTTCACCTGTTTGACCTCGTATTCAAGGTCGCCCTTTTTGTCTCGCAGCTCTTTGAGCCTGTCCGACAGTTCCAAAAGCCTGTTGTCCAATTTATACCTCCCGTTTTTCTTTAATGCCGTAAGTAGCGGCTGTCCTTTGTCCAGCCTGTCTGTTACCGTGCTTCTCGGCTGTCCGTAAAGTCGGCACAATTCTGTTAGAGTAAACCGACGCCCAAACACCTTGAACACTCGGTTGGTGCGCATATTTCGCTGCTGCTCCGTTGCTTTTATCCACTTGCAATTATTCGGCTCGTAGTTCCCGTCATAATCGACGCGCTCTATGGTCAATCCGTCCTTGTAGCCATTCAGCATTGCCCAGTGATAAAAATTCCAAAAATCTTGCCGCCATTCCTCGCAGACCGATATGCCTCTCGCCCCATAATATTTAAAGTCGTGCTTATTCGGGTTCGCGCATCGCTGCTTCATATTCGACCATATCCTGTGCAAGCGTAGTTCGGACATGGGTACTACTTTCTTCATTTTCCGATAACACCCGCAGGACATGGTATGCCCGTTCGTGAGATCTGTCCCTCTGACGATTGCTATCCCTCCACACTCACATTCGCAGAGCCAAAGCCTTGCGGAATTCTTGCCGTGGGGCGGCAGAGATTCCAATGCCGTCAGCCGTCCGAAGTGTTGTCCCGTTAAATTTTTGAAACTACCCATTGAGCAAACTCCTCCAATCGTCCACCATCAGCTTGGCAATGTCGCCCTTATGCTTGA